CTTCCCACAGCCTACTGCTGAGCGGGGCCGGTCCAAAAGTGAAAGGGTCCTTTATGGGACATCTCAACATAATTTCAGCCGACGAGCGGCTGAAACAGAAGACCGGGAGCAAGCTGTTGATTTGCGGCCCGGCAGGGGTGGGCAAGACAAGCCTGCTCCGGACGATCGATCCGAACACGGTGCTTTTCCTCGACATGGAGTCGGGCGACAAGGCTGTGCAGGACGTGCCGGTAGACCAGCTCTGCCCGCAGACATGGCCGGAACTGCGTGACCTTGCCTGCTACCTCGCAGGCCCAGACCGGAACGCAGCGCCGTCCGATCCCTACAGCGCGGCCCATTATGAGGCCGTGTGCCAGAAGTACGGCGGTCCCGAAACGCTCGACAAGTACGAGACGTATTTCGTGGACAGCCTGACCGTCGCCACTCGGATCTGTTTTAAGTGGGCAACGCAGCAACCCGAGGCGCATAACGCCAAGGGAGAGAAGGACACGCGCGGGGCCTACGGGCTGCTCGGGCGTGAGGTTGTGACCTGGGCGACCCAGATGCAGAAGGCCCGCGCGAAAAACGTGGTGTTCGTCTGCCTGCTGGACGAGATCAAGGACGATTTCGGCCGGCTGACCTATGGGCTCCAGACCGAAGGGCAGAAGATCGGCCGCGAGCTTCCTGGCATCGTGGACGAGGTGCTGACGCTGACCGTCATGCGCCCCGATGATGGCCCGTCTTACCGGGCTTTCGTCACCAACGCGGACAACGAATGGAGCTTTCCTGCCAAGGACCGCTCCGGTCGCCTCGATCCGCTGGAACGCCCGCACCTCGGACAGCTCCTCGCAAAACTTAACGGCAAGACGGCGCAGATTTCGACGCCCGCAACCGCCCTGCCGACAACCCCCGTCTCTCTCGAAAAGGAAATTGCATAATGGCTATCTCATTTAACGACGCGAAATCGCAAGCCTCGACCGAGTTCGAGCTTATCCCTGATGGCACAATCGCGCCTGTCCGCCTCACTGTCCGCGGCGAGAAGATGACCAAGGCGGGCGACGCCCGGATGCTCGATTGCGAGTATATCGTGACGGCCGGCACCTACGCGAAGCGCAAGGTCTGGACCAACATGATGATCACATCGAACGGGTCGGACGGCCACGACAAGGCTGTCTCGATCACGATGTCGAGCGTCCGTGCGATGCTTGAGTCGGCCTACGGCCTGGCCGAAGACGACAAGTCGCCAGACGCGATGCAGGCTCGCACGATCAATGACTGGGCTGACCTCGACGGCCTGGAGTTCGTGGCCAAGTTCGGGATCGAGAAGAGCAAGGATCCGCAATACCCGGACAAGAACAAGCTGCAGGCTGTGGGCGTGAAGTCTGCCGACTATGCAGGCTTCAAGCCGGGCAAGCCGAAGGTCGCCGGGTTCAAGCCGGCCGGTGCGGCAGCTGCCTCGGTCACTAACGGTGCGCGTCCGTCATGGGCCTGATCATCGATCCCGATACGCGCGTCTCGGCGCGCCTGACGGATCGTCTCGCAACGGAGGCGGGCGCCGTTGGCGTCCGTCTCTCTGCCAGCGTGGCGGGCGTGTTAGCGCAAGCCTTGATCCGTGAGTTCATCACCGCGCGTTCGGCTGAGTGGTCGGTGGGCCGAAGGGCTCCCTTCACCGGCAAGCCGGATCCCGAAGCGCTTGGCTTTGCCGAGGCAGCCCTCTCGTCCATCGCGGACGGGGCGGGGGAGTGCGGCCTGCCGATGCACCTGCCGATTGGTGACTGGTCGAAGGCCCAGGTGGCGACACTGTTCGCCATCGCTCACGACCAGATTCGCGAGCAGGCCGCGCGCACGCTTGAGATTGCTGACAGCGACATTCCCTTTTGAGGATCGACCTATGCTGGACTTTAACACGAGCGCCCTCAGGCGTTCCGCTGCCGTGGAGGACATCCACACAGCCATAGACGCCGCGCTCATCAAGGGCGCACAGACTGAACGCCGCCGCACCTATGTCGGCGCATCCTCGATCGGCGGCGGATGCGAGCGCCGCATCCAATACGAATACCTGCAGACCAGTCCGGACCCTGACTATGTGCCCGAGGCGCGCACGCAGCGCATCTTCGCACGCGGGCACATGACCGAGGAGCTGGCTGTGAAGTGGCTGCGGGACGCAGGCTATGACCTGCGCAACGAAAAGCCGGACGGATCGCAGTTCGGTTTTAAGACGGCCAACGGCAAGTTTGCCGGTCACTGCGACGGCATCATCATGTCCGGGCCGGGCATCAAGACGCCCTGCATCTGGGAACACAAGGCGCTCGGCTCGAAGAGCTGGAAGGCCATCGAGAAGCACGGGCTGGTCAAATCCAAACCTGAATACTGCGACCAGATTGCGATCTACCAGGCCTACATGGATCTCACTGCGCCCGCGCTCTTCATGGCGACATGCATGGACGACATGGCGATCTACCTGGAGCTGGTCGAGTTCGACCAGGGCAGGGCTCAGGCTGCGTCTGACCGGGCCGTGGCCATCATCCTTGATTCCGAGGCGAAGGCCCTGCGGCCGAAGGTGTCGGACGAGCCGGATTTCTGGCTGTGCAAGGGGTGCTCGTTTAAGGGGCGGTGTCACGGATGATCGATTTCAACGACACCCCCCGCTTTGAGGACGCTGAGGCCCGCAAGGCCCGCATCCGAAAGGCCTGCGAGTCACGCATCAAGGAGCTGGTGCGCTACCTCTACCCGCGCGCCATCATCGGCCCCAAAGACGCCCGCGTCGGCTCCGTCGATGGTGAGCGCGGACAGAGCATGTCGATCGCCCTGACGCCGGACGTGCCGGGGCAGTGGCTCGACCATGCCAGCGGCGAGCGCGGCGACGTGCTGACGCTCTGGCAGCGCGCCCTCGGCCTGTCTGACTTTGGCGACGTGCTTCGCGAGGCCGAGAAGTGGACCGGCGGCGCGCCTTCACAGCGCGCAGAGGCCCGCCACCAGGCAGAGGTCGCCAAGCCGGCTGCGCCGGACAGCATAAAGCGGGAGGTGGCGACCTATCCCTACCTCTCGCCGGCCGGGGACATGCTGTTCGAGGTGGTCCGCTTCGACGAGCATGACGCCGCTACCGGCGAGCCTGTCCTCAAGGGCGGCAAGGTTGCCAAGTCCTTCATGCCGCGCCAGCCGAACGGCGTGTACGGATACCCGCCCGGCCCGCGGCCTCTCTACCGGCTGCCCGAGATCGAGCGAAGCCGCGAGATCGTGTTCGTCGAGGGCGAGAAGGCTGCTGACGCGCTGCACCGCTTCGGCTGGGTCGCCACGTCCGCGCCTGGCGGATCCTCGACCAAGCTGGACGCGATCGACTGGCGCCCGCTCGCGGGGAAATCGATCATCCTCTGGCCTGACAATGACGAGTCCGGCCGCAGGTTCATGGACCGGGTTGCGGCGCAGGTTGCCTCGATCGGCTGCGCCGTGCGCTGGGTCACGCTGCCCGAGAGCGTGCCGGACAAGTGGGACGCAGCGGACGCAGGGGAGGAGGAAATCCACGCGCTGCTGAACCGCTCCGCATCGCCCGACACCGGCCTCGCCGGCCAGTGGATCGACGAGATCGAGTATGCCTATGAGCCCGAGCTGGTCGAGGGCCTGATCCCCAACGCAGGTGTCGGCGTCCTGTTCGGGCCGTCCAGCGCCGGCAAGTCCTTCATTGCGGTTGATTGGGCCGTCAGGCTTGCGTCAGAGCGCCAGGTCCTGGACCGGCACACTTACCCCGCAGGCGTGCTCTACTTTGCCGCTGAGGGCCACGGAGGGCTCAGGAAGCGCATATATGCCGCCCGGTCCGTTCACTGCGTTGCGGGACACCTTGCGCCGTTCAACTACCTGCCGGCCTTCCTCGACCTTTCACGGGCCGATACAGGCGACGTTGCGCGCCTGACCGACTATGCCCGCTCGATCGCGGCCGAGATGCAAGAGCGCGGCGCCCCGCTGCGCGTCATCATCGTGGACACCCTTGCCGCCGCGGCGCCGTCCGCTGACGAGAACGTCTCCCGCGACATGGGGCCGGTGATGCTGTCCTTCCACCGCATGGCGGCCGACCTCAACTGCGTCGTCATCCTGGTCGCGCACACGGGCAAGGACGTGGCGAGGGGCCTGCGAGGCTGGTCCGGGATCCGCGCCAACGTGGACTTCGCCATCGAGTGCAGGGTCGAGAAGGACGAGGAGACAGGGGAGACGACGGGGCGAAAGCTCTGGTTCGAGAAGTGCAAGGATGGCCCGGACGGCTTCGTGCTGGCCGAGTATCATCTTAAGACCACATTCCTCGGCCCAAAGCCTTCCGGCGAGCAGGACACGACATGCTGGGTTGATTATTCGGACCCACCAAAGGCGCCCTCGGGGGCTGAGGTCAGGGCCAAAATTGAGGCCCGCGAGAAGGAGCAGATCAAGGAGCGCCATCAGTCGATGATGGAGATCCTGACCCAATGCCTCGGGTCAGCCTTCCGGTCCAAGACCGATGTGATCTCCCTGATGTGCGCCGCCGGCGCAGGCCGGAACGCGGCTCGT